TCGGCAAAAATGAAGTATATTTCGATGATGATAAAGGTCACGGAATCTGGCTTCCTATCGATAAGATCAGATATTTTACTATAAAGAAACCATAACAATGGAGATAACATGGCTGCAATAGAATGTGTGAGATTTAGATCTCATGAGAAGGGCTTCCTCATGGGTTTTGCCACATTATTCGTAGAGAAATGGGGCATAGAGATAGATGGCTTCACTATGTGGCAGAAAGAGGGCAAAAGGTGGATAAACATGCCTTCGAATGAGTACACAGACAAAGAAACGGGTGAGAAGAAGTACAAAAGCGTCTTCCACTTCAAGAACAAGGAGCATTTTACCATGTTCTTAGAGGCTGCACGTGTTGCTATCGACGAATACATCGCCAAGATGGCTGAAGTGCCAGCACAACCAGAGATATCTTCTGAAGATAGCGAGGGGGTGCCATTTTAATGAATCCTATAGATAGACTTACGCCACCAGCACAATCTCCAGATATCTTCCAGATGGACATGGAGGAAGAACCTGCAGAGGTTGTAGTCGTTTACACGAGGACTACAACTAGTAAAAGGCCAACAACGGCCATGCCTCCTGGAGATTTGGATGAAATAAACGAGAAGATCGCCTTCGTATCCAATAAAATCAGATTGGCACGCAGACGCGGAAACAAAACGAATATAAAATATTGCAATCAGTTAATAGAGTCTCTCAAATTAGCTAGAGAGTTTATTCTAAGCAATGGCGGCGAAAAAAAATCTTTGTGCGAAGACCTAGAGGAGAAAGATGGCTGGTGTTAAAGGGATGAAGCATTTCGATACCGACGTCATCGACAGCAATAGAGATCTTGTAGAGCGTCTCGCAGCTATAGGCACGACAGACGAAGAACTAGGATTCGTCCTTGGCATGGCAGAGAAAAGCGTCCAGAATCACTACAGACTTGAGCTCGACAAAGGGCGTGCTAACCTCCGCACGGCTTTACGTAAGGCTCAGTTCGAGAGTGCCGTCAACGATAAGAACAGCACTATGCTGATATGGCTAGGTAAGAATTATCTCGGTCAGAAAGATAGTCGCCATGATGTCAACCACACTGGTGATATAACATTCCAAAAGGTTTTGTATGACGCCGGAGCCCTCGAAGACAGTAAAAATCCCCTGCTTCTCGCCTAGGGACTATCAGCTCCCCTTCTTCAATGCTATGGACAGGGGTTTAAAGCGTGCTGTGCTGGTGTTTCACCGTCGCGCTGGGAAAGAGGTCATGTGTTGGAACTATATGATCAGAGAAGCTGCCTGCTCGCGTGTGGGGACGTATTGTTATTTCTTTCCAACCTCTAGGCTGGGGCGTCGTATCCTGTGGGACGGCTCCAACAAAGAGGGTAAACGTTTCATCGACTATATCCCGAAGGAAGTAATAAAGGGGCAGCCTAACAGTGTGGAGATGAAGATAGAACTGCGCAACGGCTCTGTTATCCAGATAATGGGCACTGACCAGATTCTCAACGTCGGAATCAACCCTGTCGGGTGTGTCTTCTCCGAGTACTCGTTGCAAGATCCGAGAAGTTGGGACTTTATCCGACCTATACTCCGAGAGAATGATGGGTGGGCAGTCTTCAACTTCACCCCTAGGGGTAAGAACCACGCTTACGACCTGTATATGATGGCGAAGGAGAACCCCGAGTGGTTCTGCCAGCGCTTGACCATCGAAGATACCGGCGTTCTGTCTGCCGAAGATATGGATACTGAGCGTCGTGAGGGCATGTCCGAACATCTAATCCAACAGGAGTTTTATACAAACTTCAATCAAGGTGACGAGGGCAGTTACTACGCTAAGTATCTGAACGAAGCAGAAAATAGTGGTCGTGTTGGCAATGTTCCTTATGACCCACATGCGCTCGTAGATACATCCTGGGATTTAGGCGTGGCGGACAGCACAGCTATAATATTCTATCAAAATGTTGGCAACGAAATCCACATCATCGATGTATATAGTGCCGAAGGCGAGGGTTTAGATCACTATGCCCGCATCTTACAACAAAAGGCTGAAGACAATGGGTGGACTTATGGCCGGCACATTGCTCCACACGATATTCAGGTTCGAGAACTCGGTTCAGGAGCGCAAACACGCTTGCAGATAGCAAGAGGGTTGGGTATTTCGTTCGAGATAGCCCCGAATGTGTCCATAATGGATGGCATCGAGCAGGTAAGGGGGCTTTTCTCCAGACTATGGATAGACAGGGAGAAGTGCCTGCACCTCATTAAGTGTGTGGAGAATTACCACAAAACGTTCAATGAGCGTCTCAACGTGTATAGCGACAAGCCTTGCCACGACTGGAGTTCTCACATAAACGATGCGTTACGCTACCTGGCTTTGTCGCAAAATAAATTAAGAACGAATCGCCTCAGCGAAAAAGACGCTGAAGAGATGCAACGTATGTATGCAAGCAAATATTGAGTTGAACACAACATATGGTAGTGGTAATGCTATATGTTGTAGTATAAGTAAAATATGAAACCAGTCGAATGACTGGGGGCAGGACCTGATCAGTCCATACTGCGCTACTACGCGGGCTCCCTATCTTTCTTATAGTAGTAAGAAAAACTACAAAGAAAGAGAGCTATGCCTAAAGACTCCGATCGCCAGACCATTGAAGCATTCAACGACTCCTATAAGGAGGCTTTTGAGCACTGGAACGCTTTTTTCCCAGAGGCTGAAAGCGACCTGAAATTCTTCCTTGGCGATCAGTGGGGACTCTCAGAGAAAAACGCTCTCGCTAAAGAAGGACGGAATTCTTTCGTCTTTAACAGGGTTAAACCTGTCATCAACCTCATCACTGGATATCAACGACAGCATCGTCTTTCGTCTGTAGTTGTTCCAGTAGAAGATTCCGACCAGCAGACAGCCGACCAGCTATCGCAAGTTATGACTCACGTCATGTCATATGGCAACGGCTATCAGCTTATCAGTGATTGTTTCGGTGGTGCCTGTAAGACTGGGTGGAACCTTGCGTCGGTATGGATGGACTATAGGGAAGACCCGGTCAATGGTGACATCCGGTTTAACCGTGAGCCGTGGAACAGTTTCATTCTGGATCCATATTTCACCAAGATGGACCTGTCGGACTGTTCATACATCTTGAGGCGCAAATACCTTCCTGCTGATGTCGTAGCTTCTTTGTTGCCAAACAGCGCTAAAGAGATAAATCTTCTTCAGAAGCTCGGAAATGAAAAAGACGACAAGTTTTCATGGATGCCATACCAGCGTAATGATGGTAGTGACCTTCTAGCCTACAATGAATATTACCGGATGGGTTGGGAAGAGGAAAAGATCCTTGTAGACATGGAGACGGGCGATTGGCGCAAGTGGGATGCTCCACAAGAGACCTTCGACATACTGAAAGAGCTTAACCCTTCGTTCGAGCTTACGAAGCGTCAGAAGCGTTACGTTGAGCGTAACATCATCGTCAACGGTCAGCTGATGGCCACAGATAAGAACCCTGACGGGCTCGATGTTTACCCGTTCGTTCCTTTCGTCGGCATTTTCGAGCCTGAGAGCGACGACTACACTCTGAAGATACAGTCTCTCATACGTGCTATGAGGGACCCACAGCGCGAAGCTAACAGACGTCGCAGTCAGATGATCGATCTGCTAGATAGTCAGATAAACTCAGGTTGGATTGCAACCGAAGGATCTGTCATCAATCCTAGGAGTTTATTCCAGGCTTCCCAGGGCAAAGTTATATGGCGCAACCAAGATGCTGCTCCCGGTTCTATTGAAAAGATACAGCCAGCGCAGATACCTCCTTCTATGTTCCAACTGCAGCAGCAGTTCGATGCCGACATCAAAGAGATCGCTGGTGTCAACGACGCTGCTTTTGGAGTGATGGAGTCGGGAAATGAGAGTGGCATCATGACGATGTTGCGGCAGGGCGCTGCCCTCACCAACCTGCAGGACGTCTTCGATAACCTAAGAAGCTCACAGAAGCAGCTGTCGATGTTAACCCTGAAGCTTATCCAGACGTGGACTCCACAGAAGGTCCAGCGCATTATCAACAAAGAACCCACACAAGAGTTCTACGACCAGGACTTCACGAAATACGACTGTGCCGTCCAGGAAGGTCTCTTGACCGAGACGCAGCGCCAAGCGTTCTTCAGACAGATGCTAGACCTCAAACAGCTAGGCGAGCCTATTCCTCCGATGCTTCTAGCTAAGGCAGCGCCTATTCAAGGTAAGTCCGAATACTATGAAGAGATGGAGCAGTTCCAGCAGCAGCAAGCTCAAGCGCAGCAGGTTCAGGCACAGGCTGAGCAGGAGCTTATCCAGGCACAGAAAGACCTGGCGACGTCGCAGTCTCTCATGCAGGTGGCAGGGGCTAAAGAGCGCTTCACTCGTAGCGTAAGCAACCTTGGCCTTGAAGACGAACGCTCGTCACAGGCAATAGAGAACCGTGCCGACGCCGTCCTCAACCAGGTTAAAACAGTAAAAGAGCTTGAGCAGATGGACCTGGCGGCAGCAACGGAAGAGCTTAAACTCGCCGCCATGCTCAGCGATATGGCTAGGGCTGAGGAAGAACGTCTTAAGCAGGACAACGTGGCCCTGTCGAAGGAGGCTATAGACGTTCCTCCAGAAACTGGTAAAACGGTTGTACAGCCCCAACAGAATGAACAACCAATGGAACAGCTACCAAATCAGTAGCAAACGATAGGAATTTTGAATAATGGTACAGGAACTTGGTGAGACGACACAGGAAATGATGAAAGCTGATGCTAGGGCTGTCGAAGACATTCTTAACAAGAGGCCTACAGGAAACTACTGGATAGTCATCCACCACCGACCAATAAAACAACGAATGGACACGGGCGAGCACGTCCTGGTCCGAATCGTCAAAGCCTACGACAAGAAGCCACAGCCCCTTTTGGGCACCATCATCTTAGAGGTGAAATCGGGCGAGATCGTAGACACACAAGTAAACGTGCATGACATGCCCATCGATATGGAGCGGGTCTTACCTTACGTAGGAGATAGGATATCACCTCTCGTGCAGGAAAATAGACGCGACATCGCTGGAGCATACGTCTACAACAACTTATAGGGCCGCCGCCTTGCGGGCGTATGGAGAAAATTTACATGGAAGAACACCAGGTAGAAGACACGGGCGAAATAATAGCTTCAGACGCCGCCGGTCGTGAAGATGGTAACGAGGGAGCTCTAGCGGATGCTGCTCAGGAAATGGTTCCTGTGTCGGCATTACAAGCAGAGAGAGCCAATCGCCAACAGCTTCAAGAGCAAATAAAAATGCTTCAAGATCACGTATCACTCGTGCAGGCTAACCAGCAGCGGGCCCCACAAGAGTCTGTCTCTGGACTAGCCGACGATGACATCCTGACGGTAGGCGAGGCTAAGAAATATCTTAGCCAGATGCAGCAAAACTACCAGATGAGTGTCGAAGAGCTACGTGTTCAGCAGAAGTATAGTGATTACAACGAGGTGGTATCGAAATACCTCCCCGAAGTTATCAACAAGAATCCAGCACTAAAATCCACTCTTCAGAATGACCCGAACAAATATGAGCTCGCCTACTTTCTGGCTAAGAACAATGACTCCTACAGAGACGCTAACAAGCGCACGAAGAAATCCGCCGAAGCACAACGCATGGTTGAAAATAGTAACAGGGCAGGAAATCTCTCTTCTGTGGGCAGCACGGCTCCTAAGTCACAAGTAACGGCCTATAAGCACATGTCTGACGATGAGTTCATGAAGATGGCTAACAAAAACCTTGGGCATTTTTAACCCCAAGATATAGGAGACAAAAATGGCAATTACAGATGTAGCCACTTTGCCACCAGCAGTGCGGGAATATTATGATCGTCTATTGCTCATGACGGCGTACCCGAAGCTGATCCACACAAAGATGGCCCAAAAGCGTGTCCTACCTGCTAACAGCGGCGACACAATCGTCTTTAGACGTTACTCTAGACTGGACACAGTGCCTGTCCCTCTTATCGATGGCGTGACTCCTCCAGGAGCCCCCCTGTCGGCGACAGACATCAAAGCACGTGTTGACTGGTATGGTAACTTTGTTACCGTCACCAGCCAGGTCGAAATGACCGTCGAAGACAAAGTCCTCAACGAGGCCTCGCGTCTTCTGTCCCAGAACATGGGCCAGACCATCGACGAGATCACCAGAGACGTCCTGGCGTCGACAGCTTCGGTTGTCAGCTGCGCTAACGGTGTCAACGGTAACACCCCTACGGAACTGACAAAAGCTGATATCGACTCTGCCGTCTTCACCCTTCTGGGTAACGACGCTGAGATGATCTCTGAAGTGGTCACAGGCGTCAATGCTTTCGGCACGGCACCTATCAGACCCGCTTTCTGGGCTTATATCGATGCAGCGCTTCTTGACGACCTCGAGGCCGTTTCGAACTTTGTCAGCACCTCGCAGTATCCTTCGCAGCAGACTGTTGTCGATGGCGAATGGGGTTCTACAGGGAACGTCCGATGGCTGTATAGCTCCGTCGGCAGTGTCTCTGCAGCAGCCACACCGGTATATGATAACTTCATCGTGGGCAAGGAAGCTTACGCTGTTGTACACCTCGGCAGTGAAGCCGGCAACTTCTACGTTGAGCCTCTTGGCTCTGCTGGTAGTGCTGACCCTCTTCACCAGCGTGGTACAATCGGGTGGTCGCAACCATTCGTTGCTCGTATCTTGAACGATTCGTTTATGACGAACCTACAAGCAACTCATAGCTAAGGAGAAATTTAACTATGGCACAGATTAGATCCTTTTCATGGACAAACCCAGCAGCAGCCGTTGCCCGCAATCTAGACGTCGGCTTCACTGTTGCTGAGATCACAACCGTTGATGTCACTAATGGTGGTAGCTGGTTCTGGTGTGACACGATGGATGACGCTTATGCGTTAGACGTCGATGCCGGCACCATTGCCACTAGCAATGGTTTCACGCCGTATTCTGACAGTTCCAACTACGGAGCTACAATCAGCGGTTTCACAAACGCGTCTCCTGGCGTCATTACTTGCTCAGATACCTCTCTGGCCGGTTTTGCTGCTGGAGATACTATTAAGGTCACTGGTGTTGCGGATGATCAATCGGGCACCAACAGCCTTAACAACACCTTTGTTGTTGCTTCTGTTACAGCAACAACCATCACAACGACAACAGACACCTCTGTAACAGGTTACAGTGTGTATGTCAGTGGTGGTAAGGTCTCGCGCGTTACCGATACTGATGGTGTGGCTGTTGCTACGCAGAACGTCGCTCAACGTGGTATCACATGTGGTACTACAGGTGTTGGCGCTAACAACGCCGTTATGGTCGCTATTGTCAAAGGCAAAGAGTCCGTAACCTAGTAATCAACCGGGAGGGGGCTTCTTTCTCCATTGAGGAGTCTCCTTCCATTGCATATGGAGAAAATAATGGCAGAATTAAAACTTTCGACAGCAGTTCAAGATAGGAAGCAGGAGAAAGATTCCTCTGGGAAGAAAAAGGCGTGGCTTGAAGAGCTGCTACACATAGAGTTCTATAACCTAGAAGAGCCCGGAGTCCCTTTGAAGTTTGCATACGGCTCAACCAAGAAGCCTGAGACCTTTACCCTACTGCATGGCGGAAAATATCGCCTGCCAAGAGAAGTTGTCAATCATATCGAGTCCAGACAAGTTCCTATGTGGGGATACAAGCCTGATGGCACAGGTCGTCTTCAGAGGAACCTTGAAGGATATAAATCACGTTTTCAGTGCAGGCAGATATTTGAATAATGGCTAATTGGAAACACCACTGTTGATGAGTAAATGGACATAACGTAGCATGAGACCAAAAAGGAGGTCTCATGGCTACGTGTACAAAATGTGAAGAAGATAAGAGTGAAGATTGTTTTGGTAAAAGACCAAACGGATCACCTTATAGAATATGCAAGGAATGCCAAAAGGAATACAGAAGGTGTAGGTACTGGAGAAAAAGAGAAGAACTTCTAGCCTACAACAAGGAATATCGAGAGAAAAACAGAGAGATCCTTGCTCACAAGAGGACGGAGAGATTTAAGGTTAAAAAGTTCTCTGGGTATGACCAACAGAAATTAAGAGAAAGAAGAAAAAGAAGTGTTACCAAGTGGAAAGAGAAAAATAAACATAAGATACGTGCTCATGAGCTCGTCAGGAATGC